ACGACTGGCCAACCTGCCGCTGCCGAAAGGCGGCGGGGAACACTGACCCGGGCATGATCCCGGTACAGGGACGCAGGACGGCGGGGTGGGTGACAAATTTGGACAGGGACGTATCCCTGAACCGCCAAGTTCGCTTGATGGTTGAAATTTGCATCGCTAGCCTGAAGACGGACCGGCAAAGGAAGAGTCACTATATCGATGCGCAACTTCATGCTTTCACTGCCAGCGATGGCGCTTTTCGCGTTTCCTGTAAGCGCAAATCCCTCTCAAGAAGATGTCGATGCCGCACGTTCAGAATGCCGTGACGCGTTTCTTGCTCGGGATGCTGAAGCCTATATGGACGCTGCCGCATCCATGATTGCTTGGGGCGCGCTGCAGAACCCTGAGTGGACGAGAGAAGTCGAACTGTGCCTCGCTTTTGCCGACGCAATTGAAGGAGCGAACCTCGAAACGGCTCGTGAACGCGCCGCCGCTCTGGCAGGTGAGGGCGACCCGATGGTCGCGACAGAGGCGCCTGCATCACCCGCAGAATTGCCTGAGGCCGATACCCGGCTTGCAGATTACCTAACCCGGCTTCAGGCAGATGGGGCAGACATCGACGCGGTTGTGCGCGAGATCGCGGCGGATCAGACTTTCGCCCCATCCCCAAGTCCTGAACGCGACGCACTTGAGGCGGCCGTCACCGCTTACGTCCGGCCCATTCCCGCCGCTCAGGCCGAGCGAAACTTGGTCGCCTATCAGGCGCTGGCAAGGATCGATCCAGAAGACCAGACCTACCGAGACAGAGTTGCGCGTTACGAGCAGGCCATCGAAGCCGAACGCGAGCAGTTGCAAAGAACTGCCAGAGCGCTGGAGGGGCGCTTGGTCAGGACAACTGCCGAGTTCGATGGATCCTCCTGGGCTCGGCATCCCTCTTCGCCGCGCTACCAAGACATCCGAAATTACGTGACCCTGTACCTGCTTGAATCCGGCACCGGTCAGCAGAGCATGGAACTGTTCTACACTTCCCGGAGTGGTTGGCTCTTCGTCGAGAGCGCGTCGATCAATATCGACGGGGAGACGATCCGGGTGCCGGTCGGTCAGTGGTTTCGCGACAACGACACCGAGATTTGGGAATTCGCGAGCTTACGCGGCGATGCGGCCGTGTCGCTTGCGCGCCGAATTGCCGAAGCCGACCGCGCCGTGGTGCGCTTCAATGGGCAGCAATTCTACGATGACTACGTAGTGTCCGATGGGGACAAGCGTGTGATGCGGGAAATGCTGGCTATGTGGGACGTGATTTCGGCTGAGTGAGACCCGACTGGTTGGCCAATGCGTGCGTGCAGCCTCACCGGTGACATAAGGCTTTAGTCGACCTGTGAGGTTCAACAATTGGCCGCAAAGCACTTGTAGATAAGCCAGTTTGCTAGACCATTGCTATGTCGGGAAACCGCTGACAAATGCCCACCACCCGCGAAACCGTCCTCACCGCGCTGCATGCGCGGCTGCAGCCGCTTGCCGCCCTCACCCTGCGCGATGAGGTGCTGCCGGAGCGGATCCCCGCGGCGGGTCTGATCATCCTGCGCGACGGCCAGCCCGGAGAGCCGGAGGTGACGCTGTCGCCGCTGCGCTATCACTACCAGCACCGGGCCGAGCTGGAGGTCGTTGTCCAGGCGGGCACCGGCCGGGCCAGCGCCTTTGACGATCTGATCGCATCCATCGGCTCGGCGCTGGAAACTGACCGCACGCTCGGCGGCGTCTGCGACTGGGTCGAACCCGAGGCCCCGGCTTCGGTCGATCTGCCTGTCGAGGGCGCCGCGGCGCTCAAGGCGGCGGTGATCACCGTCATCCTGCACTACACCACAACCGGCCCCCTGGCCTGACACCCCCGCATCCAAGGAGACCCCCATGGCACGCGCACACGGCGCGCGGGCGCAGATGGCGCTTGCGTTCGAGACGGTTTACGGCACCCCGCCCGCCAGCGGCTACCGGCTGATGCCCTTCGCCCGCGCCACACTGGGCGCGGAGCAGCCCCTACTGAATTCGGAATTGCTCGGTTACGGCCGCGATCCCCTGGCCCCCATCAAGGACGCGGTCACCGCCGATGGCGAGGTGGTGGTGCCGATCGATGTGGAGGCCTTCGGCTTCTGGCTGAAGGCGGCTTTCGGCGCCCCGACCACGACCGGGACCACGCCCAAGACCCACACCTTCCAGTCGGGGAACTGGACGCTGCCTTCCATGGCCATAGAAGTTGCCATGCCCGAGGTGCCGCGGTTCGCAATGTATGCGGGCTGCGTGATGGACCAGCTGTCCTGGCAGATGAACCGCTCGGGCCTGCTGACCGCCACCGCCCGCCTGATTGCCCAAGGAGAGGCCATCGCCGCAACCACCGCCGCGGGCACGCCGACCACGCTGGGCCTGCAGCGCTTCGGCCATTTCAACGGGGTGGTGAAGCGCAACGGCACGGCGCTGGGCAATGTCGTCTCGGCCGAAATCACCTATGCCAACGGTCTCGACCGGATCGAGACCATCCGCAACGACGGCAAGATCGAGGGCGCCGATCCTGGCATGGCGGCGCTGACCGGTCGGATCGAGGTGCGTTTCGCCGATAGCGCCCTCGTAACCCAGGCCATCGACGGCACGCCCTGCGAGCTCGAATTCGCCTACAGCCTCGGCGCGAATGCCAGCTTCACCTTCACCGCCCATGCCGTCTACCTGCCCGTCCCGCGGATCGAGATCCCCGGCCCCCAGGGCATCCAGGCGACCTTCGATTGGCAGGCCGCGAAAGCCAGCAGCCCCGCCCGCATGTGCACTGCCGTCCTCGTCAACACCGTCACGGGATACTGACCATGATCCGCCTGAACCTGTCGAACCGGCCCGAATGGCTGGACCTGCTGCCCGGACTGCGCGTTCTGGTGGCGCCGCTGACCACCGCGCTGATGGTCTCCGCCCGCGCCGACCCAGTGATCGACGGCCTGTCGGAAACCTCGAGCCAAGAGGACATGGCGCTGGCCATGGCCAAGGCCGTCGCCCGCCGCGCGCTGCTGGAATGGGAAGGGGTCGGCGACGAGGCGGGCAACCTCGTGCCCGTCAGCCCGGCCGGGATCGACGCTCTCCTCGAAATCTGGCCGGTGTTCGAGGCCTTCCAGGCGCAGTACGTCGCCCGCGGCCTGATGCTGGATCAGGAAAAAAACGCCTCCGCGCCCTCGCCGACTGGTCCTTCGGCGGGGGCGACGGCTATTGCGCGGCCTGCGCAGGCCCCTGCCCCGACTGCCCCGCAAGACTGAACCGGCCGCTGACGATCGAGGGCTGGCAAGTCTGGGATCTGACCCAGCGCCTCGGCGGCCAGCTGCGCATCGCGCCCGGCGCTGTCATCGGATGGGACATGGGCGCTGCTCTCGCGCTTGCACAGGCGCTGGGCATCGCGCCCCTGATCACCGCCGAACTGCTGCCCGAGATCGAGGCGGTTATGGTGCGCAAACTCAACGAGCAGATGGAAGGACGCCGCAATGGCTGAGAAAAAGGTCTCCGTCCGCCTCGTCGCTGAGGGCGGACGGCGCGTGCGTGCCGAGCTGGAAGGTGTCGGCGAGGCCGGGGCGCGCGGCTTTGGCCGCCTGTCGCGCGAGATGGAACTGGCAAACACCCGGCTTGCGTCCTTTGCGCGCCGGGCGGGCATCGCGCTCGGGGCCGCCGCGGCTGCCGCCACAGCCTCGCTCGGGCTGATCGTGCGGTCCACGGCCGAGAGTGCAGCCCAGATCCGGCAATTCGCGCAGGTCGCCAATGCGACGCCCGAGGCCCTGCAACGCTGGTCGGCTGGTGCCCGGACGGTGGGCATCGAGCAGGAGAAACGGGCGGATATCCTGAAGGACGTGAACGACCGCGTTGGGGATTTCCTGCAGACCGGCGGTGGGCCGATGGCGGATTTCTTCGAGAATGTGGCCCCGCGCGTGGGCGTGACTGCAGACCAGTTCGCGCGTCTGTCGGGGCCGGAAGCCCTGCAGCTCTATGTGGACACGCTGGAGCGGGCTGGCCTGAGCCAGCAGGAAATGACCTTCTATCTGGAGGCGATGGCCTCAGACGCCACACGCCTGCTGCCACTTCTGCGGAACGGTGGGGCCGAAATGGCGCGGCTCGGCGATCAGGCCTCGGACCTTGGCGCAGTGCTGGACCGTGATGCCCTCGAAGCCCTGCGCCGCACGCAGCTGGCGCTGGGCACGGTCTCTCTGGTCTTCGACGGGTTGCGCAACCGGATCGCCGTCTCCGTCGCCCCGACCATCGAGGCGCTGGCCAATGCATTCGTGGCCCTTGCCTCCGACGGCGGCATTCTGCGCTCGGCCATTGACACGCTGATCGGCAACCTCGGGAGGCTGGCGTCCTATGCCGTAACCTTCGCTGCCGTCATGGCCGGGCGCTGGGTCGCTGGCATGGCCGCAGCGGCCCTGTCCGTGCGCGGCCTCGCCACCGCGCTGGTGTTCCTGCGCGGCGCCCTGATCCGCACCGGCATCGGCGCGCTGATCGTCGGCGCGGGCGAGCTGGTCTACCAGTTCTCGCAGCTGGTTGCCCGGCTCGGCGGCGTGGGCGAGGCGTTTCGCCTGCTCGGCGATCTGGCCCGCGAAGTCTGGTCTCGCATCGGGCTGTCGCTGGACGCCGCACTCGCCCGCATGGCGGCAGGATGGGAGGGCCTGAAAGCGGCGGGTCTCTCGGCCCTTGAGGGCACCATCGCAGGTGTCGTCAGCTTCGGAGACCGGACGGCCGCGATCTTCCAGGGGGCCTATGACGCGGCGGTCGCAATTTGGGGCAGCCTGCCCGGGGCCATCGGCGACTTCGCATTTCAGGCCGCGAACGGGCTGATCTCCGGCGTCGAGGCGATGCTGAACGGCGTCGTCACCCGCATCAACAGCTTCATCGAAACCCTGAACGCCGCGCTGGCCTTGCTGCCGGAATGGGCGACGGGCGAAGGCGGCGTGCGGATCGGCATCCTCGATCCGGTGGAACTGGGGCGCATCGGCAACCCCTTCGAGGGGGCCGCGACCGCTGCCGGTGCCGCCGCCGCGGATGCCTTCTCCGCCGCACTCGCGCGCAGCTATCTCGAACCGCCCGATCTCGGCCTCGGGACCATGGCCGATGACGCCCGCGCCCGGGCAGATGGCTATCGCGAAGCGGCCGGAATGCTGGCTGACGCTGCAAGTCGGCCCCTGGCCAGCTGGCAGGCACTGAAGAATGCGGTGACTGGCACAGGGACGGAGGCCGAAACCGCGCTGGCGGATGCGGCTGGTGCAGCCGATGCCCTGACCGCCGGGCTGAACGACACCGCCACCGCCGCCGATGGTGCAGGAGGCGCAGCACGCGACGCAGGGGCCGCTGCAGCCGAAGGCGCGGAGACTGCCCTGACTGGCTGGAAGGCCGTCACCGCCGCGCTCGCCGACTATGCCGCCAAGGCGCGCGACATCGGCGGGGACATTGGCAGCGCGCTGGTGGGCGCGTTCCAGAGCGCCGAGAACGCCATCGGCGACTTCGTGAAGACCGGCAAGCTCGACTTCCGCGACCTGGTCACCTCGATGATCGCCGACCTCGCGAAGCTGGCGGCCCGGCGCTTCATCCTCGGCCCCATCGCAAATGCCCTCTCCGGCGCGCTGGGCGGCGCGGGTGGGATTTTCGCGAACATCCTGCACACGGGCGGGATGGTCGGCGCCCCTGGTCCAGGACGCATGGTCCCGGCGCTGGCATTCGCGGGCGCGCCGCGCATGCACAACGGGGGCTGGGCTGGTCTGCGACCAGACGAGGTGCCCGCGATCCTACAACGCGGGGAACGGGTCCTCTCCCGGCGTGAGGCTGCGGGCTACGGCCAAGCCAGCGCCTCGACCGTCAATGTCACCATCAACGCCCGCGACGCCGAGAGCTTCCGCCAGTCGCGCACGCAGGTCGCCAGCGACATCGCCCGCGCCGTGTCGCTGGGTCGGCGCGGAATGTGAGGATCAGACATGGCCTTTCATGAGGTCCGGTTTCCGGACAACATCAGCCGAGGGGCGCGCGGTGGCCCCGAACGCCGCACCCAGATTGTCGAACTGGCGAGCGGGGCCGAGGAACGCAACGCCAGCTGGGCCAACAGCCGCCGCCGCTACGACATGGCCTATGGCATCCGCCGCGCCGACGATCTGGCGGCGGTCGTCGCCTTTTTCGAGGCACGGAGCGGCCGTCTCCACGGTTTCCGCTTCAAGGATTGGGCCGATTTCAAGTCCTGCCTGCCATCGCAGACACCGGGCCCGACCAACCAGCCCATCGGCACCGGCAACGGGGCGGCCACCCTGTTTCAGCTCACCAAGCGCTACAGTTCCGGCGCGCAGTCCTGGACGCGAACCATCACCAAACCCGTCGTCGGAACGGTGACCGTCGCCCTGAACGGCACGCCTCAGCCTTCCGGTTGGTCGGTTTCCACGACCACGGGCCTTGTCACCTTCACCACCGCCCCCGCCGCAGGCGTCGCCATCACGGCAGGCTTCGAATTCGACGTCCCCGTCCGCTTCGACACCGATGCCCTCGACGTCACCCTCGATCTCGAACGCTTCGGGTCGATCACCTCGATCCCCCTCGTGGAAATCCGGACATGAAGTCTCTTAACCCGGCGCTGCAGGCGCATCTCGACGAGGGCACAACGACGCTCGCCTGGTGCTGGCGCATCACCCGGGTCGACGGGATGACCTTCGGCTTCACGGACCACGACCGGACCCTGTCGTTCGACGGGACCGAGTTCGAGCCGGAAAGCGGTCTGACGGCGTCCGAGGTGCGGTCGGGCTCGGACCTGTCCGTCGACGCGCAGGACGCGCAAGG